TCTCCAGCTCCGGATAGCTCTACACGTTTCCATAAGTCCATAAAAAATTCTTTTGTTATTTTATGACGCATTAGGACTGCTGAATTGTTTGCACGACCTCGTTGGGCATTTAGTTCCCACCAATTTCCAGATTTGCAAGAAATCATTTTTTCATCTGTAGCTGTAAATAGACTAATAAGAGCTGCTCTGCGAATACCCCCAGCTAATACTGCGTCTGCAATATAGCAAACAATATCATGTACTTCTAGGGTTGATAACCTGTCACCTTCTAACTTAGACTCAAGAATACCTTCTATTTTTAAAATGCACTCTTTTAGAGGCTGAGGGCCTGGTGCTTTTCCACCTGAGGTTACTAGCATTGCTCCTTTGGGCCTGATATCAGAATAATCAAATTTAATTCTGGATCCTCTTTTGTTTCCAAGGAATGACTTCATAAGCACCTTAATAGCATCTGCCCATCCTTCTATAGAATCACCGATTACAAATCTTCGTTCTCGCTTTGGAAATGGCTTTAAAACGTGAGGTAATTGATCTACGTGATGATTTTGCACACTATAGCCAACACCACAGCCACTAAGCAATAAAAACATTGTTTCACTAAAAGAGTCAATGTGATCTATAGGCAGATAGCTGCAATTATAAAGCCTATTGGGGGAAATCTCTATTGGACGACCTCCGAACTGTAAGCTTCGCATAGATGGTAATACTTTTTTAGAATATACAAATTTGTAGCATTCTTCTATTTCATTAGCCAGGTTTGGGAATTTTTTTATATGCATCGCTTTGTTGCGATCTACTAGTTCTTCCCATGTTTCCCTTCTATTTTCATCGGGGGAGTATTTTGCATATTTCATATGCACTGTCAAATCAGACAGGATTTTATTTGATATATTCATAAACTATATTTCCTCTAGTAAATTGGTGTAGTAATAAGTATCCACATATTTGTATATTACTTTGGATCTGCTTCATTTAATTCTGTAAATTTTTGAGCCAACATTTTTCTCATGAATTCGCTACTTCCATTTATTTGTTGTTGGGTCTCTTGGCCCTGCAATGTACTAGCTTCGAATATTTCTATCATGCCATTCGAAGCGTTTATCTTGCTTGGAAGTGTTATGCCATCTGGACCGAATCTATTTTTAATGACGTGCCATCTTCCTGTTCCAGCAACCTTATCTTCAATCTTACGGGATAGGGATGCTACAAAGTCGGCTGTCATAATCTTTGAATAATCTTCTGCAATTTTATCTGCTTGGATTACATCTTCTTGTAGTGCAGATCTATTGGCCTGGGATGCTGTCCAAATTGGTATTTGGTATTCCCCAGCCATACCTCTGAGATCCTCGTATATATTTCCAATCTCAAATCTCTTTTCTTTACCTTGGCCTCTCAAAAGATCTGCATAGTCTACTATTATTAGATCTGGCTTCTTATCGTTAATTCTGCATCTTTCTAGGTGAGCAGCCAACGTGTTTACACCAGCACCCTTTGTAGGGTAGTACTTAATTGTTAATTGGCCAGGTAATTCCCCAACCATTTTAGCAACCTTTTCCTGGTGGAAGCGTAGATCTTGAGCGGATATTCCTGTGAACACTGCGTCATATCGTAAGCCAACATAATGCTCATTTAACTCTAAAGTATAATGGACTACATTGAGGCCCGCTTTAACAGCATTTGCTCCTATATTGACTAATGCCCAAGACTTTCCAATACCAGCTGGTGCTACTATCACACCTAGTTCTCCACTACCAAGTCCACCATCGGCTAGATCGTCAATAACACTCCAACCAGTTGTAACGGTATTTCTTACGGACTCTTCATATCTTAAAGCTATTTCTGTATTGTAATCATGACCGAGATCTTTTTCCACTCCGGCTTTCATAGCATCATCAATTTTAACTTTAATTGCATCAAACTCGCCATGTTGTAGTAGATCTACAGACTCAACGATGGCTTTTTTTAAAGCTTGATTTTTGCAAAAGTCTAAGGTTTTAGTCTTAACAAATTCTAGGTCAGTTGCCTCGAATTGTTTGTAGATATCCTTTAGATGGGTTTTAATCGTTTCAACTAATAAAGCATTTTCGATTTCACCCAACTGGACTTTCATTACTTCCATAGTCGGAGCATCTTTATACTCTTGGAAGTATTCCATTATTGTGCCAATTATAAATTGGTTTGATTCAGACTCAAAAAACTTAACATCTAGTATGTCAGAAATTTGTTGCAGAAACAGTCGGTCGGTGAAAAGAGCTGAGATTAACTTTATTTGAAAGTTATAGCCCCAATCGGAAATTCTATCGGTCATATATATATCTTATTGTTTTAAACCTGCCATAGTGTCGAGATAAATAAACGAGTCCCTGAGCCAATACTCTGGGTTGTTAACTATCTTCATCCTATCATCTTGCAAGTATTTTAAAAATTCGGATGGAGCCAAACGGGCTGTCGGCTGCTCTACGATATTTCGAATGGATTCTTTAGCCACTCCAGATATATCAACTTCATGTAACTGCATCAATCGGAAATTTAGATCTAAAAGCTTTTCAGAGGCTGCTATAGTGTCTAGCACTTTAGCTTCGTCTTTCCTCTGCTTAGCATCTTCTATCACATCATCCATTGAAACAATAGTCTCTCCAAATAACATTGGGAGACGTTTCTCTAAGGTTTTTTGCCCAAGGCCCTTGATGCCTGGTATGTTGTCGGACTTATCCCCAGTCAGAGACTTATATAGAATATAGTTCTCAGGCCTTAGCTTGAACCGATCTTTCATATCTTCTTTGAAATAAAACTTCTTTGCTGTCGGAGACCAAACTGCTATCTTATCATTGATAAGTTGTAAGAAGTCCGTATCCGTAGACATGATAAAGTGTTGGCTTTCTGGCAGGATCTGTTTTGCTATATATGCTATAGCATCATCAGCTTCTATCTTTTCAGTAGCCATCACAGTAACAGGAAGATGCTCCAAGTACTCAGTCAGTCTATGTATTTGTTGGCCCATAGAAACTCGTTCGTCTTCACCACTCGAATTAGAATTTATTCGGGTTAAGCGATTATTAACTGTTCTTTGGGCTTTGTAGTTTGGAAATAGCTTTTTACGTCTAGCAGATCCGCCCTTACCATCAAAACAGATTATAACTCTCGTTGGCTTAATATGCCTTATAGCATATCCAATAGAAAGGAGGAATCCTGTTATACCACCGATATGTATTCCATCTTCGTTAGTTGCTGGATTACATGTGTATGACCTGATAAACGTATTAAGTCCATCTATCAACAACACACGGTCGTTAAGCCCCCTAGGGGCAGATTCCTCCTTTAGATTGGCTAGGATATCTAAATATTTAACCTTGTGGGACATCGTCATTGCCTATTTCAATGTCATCAATACCTATAGCATCAGTCTTGTAATCCATAATCATGGAATCGCAAATCTGATTATATAGCCGGTCTTTCCGTTCAGGGTCATTTAATATTTTAGATTCGAACTCTTTAGATTGAAACTTAATAATCTCTCCAGTTAGTTCGTCAGTATAGGTATACCAAGCTCCAGCTTGTGCTACTAGTTTTGCATCTTTCATCATTTGTAGCCAAGAGCCATAGTCATCAATACCACTGTCAAATAGAATATTAAATTCTGCTGTTCGTAGTGGTGGACCCATTCTGTTCTTAACTACTTGAGCTTTGGTTTTAATCCCAATGACTTGGTCTTTACCATTCACTTTGACTTTGATTTGGCCTGCAGCTTTAAGTCTTAATCTACAACTTGCATGAAAGCCAATAGCTTTACCGCCTGATGTAGTATAAGGATCTCCAAACATAGCACCCAACTTAACTCTCAATTGATTTGTAAATATCAAACATATTCTTTGACGTCCAATCATCTGAGTTATCTTTCTCATTGCTTTTGAAAGAATGATAGCTTTTTGGGTTGCCCAACCTGTCTGGTCGAAATCATCAGCCTGTTCAACTTTTGTTGTAGCTGCTGCCACAGAATCTACTACGATAGTAACCAAACGGTCTTTATCTGATTCTCTAACTTTGGTAATAATATTCTCGATAACTTCGAAAATATCTTCAACCGTTTCCAATTGAATATATAGCATCTTAGATACGTCAATACCAATACACTTTGCAAAGTCTTCATTCATTGCATTTTCAGTATCAATATAGACAGCTAAGCCACCTTTCTTTTGAGTGTTTGCCAGAAGATGGGCAGCTAGCAGGGATTTCCCGCTAGCTTCTAAGCCCGTCAATTCTGTTATCCTACCTACAGGTAAGCCTCCATTTTTGCGATTGGAAATAGCAAGGTCCAATATACTTGAACCTGTGCTAATCCATTCTCCTAGATCAGTTGGAGTATCCTCCGAACCATCTAGAAAGTACGCAACCTTGAAAGACTTAAACTTCTTGTTTAATGAGTCAGCTAATGAATTAGCCAAGTCGTCTGTTCTTTGAGCTTTAGACATTCAGATCTTAGCTAAATAGGTCATCAAATGCAGCTGAGATGTTGTCTGTCTTCTTGACACTGGCTGGAGCATCTGCTGCTGTGTCCTTAAATGGACTTTCAGATTTACCTGCTGTGACTGGAGCTGCACCTTCTTCACCACCATTAAGCCAAGTTGCTAGAGCAGCTTTTAAGTCGTCATATGTACACTTTTTATAAATGTCAAAGATATCAGTCTGACCATTCATTACCATATCAGCAACATTTTTATCTTCTGTTGCAGGTGTAACATTAGGCTTAACCATAATAGTGGTCTTTGGATATCTTTCACTTCCTTCTGGAGGAGTATAAGTGATTGTTAAGTCACGACCTGATGTAGGATCTGTGATGTCACCATAGTCAGGGTCAGCAATAAATGTTAATAATTCCTGGTAGACTTGTTTTCCAAATCCCCACATCTTAACACCTTCTGATTCCTTCCCACGAATTAATACTGGTAGGTATGTTCGCATCTTAGGCTCAAGCTTCTTTCCCAACTTCCAGTCGTCAGAGTTACCTGATGATTTTAATTGTTCTGCAAATTCGAGTACCGGATCTGGCTCACCAAAAGTAAGTGGTGATAGATAGTTGCGCTTACCCAAATCATAGTGGAAGTATAGTTCCATAAATGGGTTTTCTTTATTATGCTGGTAAGGCACTATTCGTAGTTGGTTTTTACCAGGTTCTGGTTTCCAAAGATTCGATGTTCTCTGGTTAGTTGTTTGAAGCTTGTTCAGCTTATTGCGGATTGCATTTAGATCAATTGCCATTGAGTTCTCCTTTTAATTGTTAATAGACATGTAAATATAAGACATAACTTCTCAAATAAAAAATTATTTGGTGGTTAGTTTTCAAGATTTGTCATATAATCTTGAATAGATAATTCTTTTGCTTTTGACTCCACCATAATATCTAGGGGTAGGCCCCACGAGTTGATTTTGTCGTGTATATAGTCTGAGTGAGCTTGCGGCTTTATTTTGGGATTATTTTCGTGCAAGGCTTTAGATTCTGAGTAGTGTACACATTGCTTGATTTCGTCCGGCCAGGTTTTAGATGCTAAGTGTAGTGCAGCTTCTTCGGATAAGTCCCCAGTGCAAAACTGGTGGTGGTGATAGTCGAAGACAATGGGTATGCCAACAACTTTGTGTATACCATGATACAAATCCATTACAGAATACATTGAAGCACGGTCGTCGTTTTCTATAGTAAGCCTAGATTGTGCGCCAGGACTAAGACGTTTAAAGCTTTTGCAGAAGCGATCCATTGCCGATATTTTATCCCCGTATGCACCACCAACATGTATATTGATTTTTGCATAGTTGGATTGTGGTAGGCCCATTAGATCCATGACTTCCGCATGTTGGTTTAATTCGTGAATAGATTTATCTACGACCGACGGAGTTGGTGAAGCCAAGACCACAAATGGACCTGGATGGAATGATAAGCGCTGATTGTATGACTTAGCCAGTGTACCAGCACCTTTTAATATGTTTGATATTTTGGTGTAATCTGGTAGGTCCGATATAGCATACTCCGACATCCAAGGAAATATTCCTGATGACATACGAAATAGCTTGATGCCATTTGCATGATTCCACTTTATAATTTCCACCAAGTCTTTTGAATTTTGCAATGCTAATTCAGATGCATACTGAATGCCTTTAGCGTTAAAGGTTTTTTTGATCATTGACCGACTTGTAAATATACCCGACTTGCGAAGGTGGGTATTGATACATGCATATCCTAATTGTGTTTCCATTTTATCCATTTTGTATACTACTAATATACGACTTATTTAGTAAAGACTACGATATTAATCGTTAAAAAACGTTATTTCCAGAATAGTTGCACACAGATAATACCTGTTGACAAGATCAAGGATGTTAGGGTTTTTATACTGATACCTTCATTCATAAAGTAACTAGTTAGTAGGGCATATGCCACCATGCCAAAACCAAAGCCTAAAAAACGGCCAGGCCATAATAGGCCATCAAAATACTCATAGGAATACTTAGTTGCTTGGATAAATAGATAGGAAATAATTGAACCCATACCGATCGCTAGGATCATGGGGTTGCGTTTGAACCATGGCCATAGGAATTGACCATTTACTTGGAACCAAATTAGGGTTTGTCCGCCGAGGAACAGGCTTATAGCCAGTAGAAGTTTATGCATAATATTCAATCTTTAATTAGTACTTAGTAAATATAATAAATCTTTGGTGAATAAAAAAATTTATTGGGGGTTATTTTTTAATTATTTTTGTTTTGCGAACATACGCTTAACCTGGTCGTGAGCACTTATCGTATCTTCCGGAGGAACACTTAGTACATTAGCATATGCTTTGGCATCACTAACAAACTTAGGCACCCACGATTTTAATTCAGATTCTAACTTATCCAAGGTAAATACTTTTTTTATTGTTTGGGACATCTTAGTCTTTTTACCTGGGATATGCTTTGACATTAGGTTAATTCCCTGAAGCTCTAATTGACCATAAGTGGATATGTTAATTCCGGCATAGCAAGTGGCTGTAAACATAATGGGACTATTGCCAGGAAAGACGGGAGGGTACTTTTTAGACTCTCCAGTTGTGTTTGCCGAGTCTTCGATATTACGGCCATTTCCAAAGTGTGGACCTGGGTTGTCGATAGAAAGTTTTGATATCCCAGTATAGCCAGATTTCTTAGCAGCAGCTAAAACCTTTTCCATTGGCTTGTGCATTATATCTATATACTTATCTAAAATCGGGTCAGCTTCTTCTTTGGTGAATTGTATTTCACCCTTCTTAAACTTAGGCCCAGTATTACCAAGGGGATTACTTGGTCTTGCCTCATTTAGAATTTCAGTTAACTTAATCATAAGACTAAATGTTTCTAAATTTAGGGGATCCTTTTACAGCCTGTGTATTGCGGAATTCAGAGTCTACATAGATATACCAATCTTCTTTACCATTACTTAGGTAGTGGACAACAAAGTTTTCGAAGTCTTGGTATGACTTAACACCTGTGAGTTGATCATTTGCGATCTCGCCGTCAGTAGCTACTTTATCCAATGCAGATTTTTTACCTGATGGGAAATGTTTGAATTCCCAACCATTGTCCCACATATTCTGAACGAAGTCTTCAAAATTACTAGCTTTAACTACATCTTGTGGATGCGTATATGCTGATTCATATA